CCAACGGCAGCGTCATCGTCGTCGGCGGCATGGACAAACCCGAGAAGATCATGTCCGCGGAGTACGACCTCGTGTTCGCCGACGAGGCCACCGAGTTGACCATCGACGACTGGGAAGCCATCGCCACCCGCCTCCGCAACGGCATGCTGTCCTGGCAGCAGCAGATCGCCGCCTGCAACCCCGGCGGCCCGAAGCACTGGCTCAAGCAGCGCTGCGACCAGGGCGAAGCCCGCATGCTCGTCTCCCGGCACCGCGACAACCCGGCCTACGTCAACAGCGACGGCACCTTCACGGCGAAGGGCGCCGACTACTTCAAGAAGCTCGACAAGCTCACCGGCGTCCGCCGACTCCGCCTCAGAGACGGAATCTGGGCCGCGGCCGAAGGGCAGATCTACGAGGGCTGGGACGATGCCCTGCACCTCGTCGACCCGTTCAAGATCCCCGACTCGTGGGTCCGCTGGTGGACCGTCGACTTCGGATACACCAACCCCTTCGTCCTCCAGTGCTGGGCCGAGGACGGTGACGGCCGGCTGTACCTGTACCGGGAGATCTACCGCACCAAACGCCTCGTCGAGGACCACGCCCGCGACATCCTCCGCCTGGTCCGCCGCTGCACCGACTGCTGCAAGTCGAAGGCCGGCGGCCACGACTGCCACACCTGCGAGCAGTGCGTCCTGGAGTGGAGCGAGCCCCGGCCGCGCGCGGTGATCTGCGACCACGACGCCGAGGACCGCGCCACCCTGGAGCGCCACCTGAAGATGAGCACGCAGGCCGCGAAGAAGTCTGTGTCCGACGGTATCCAGGCTGTGCAGTCCCGACTCAAGCCCGCGGGCGACGGCAGGCCCCGCCTGTTCGTGGTGCGCGGCGCGCTCGTCGAACGGGACACGGCCCTGGAGGAGGCGTCACTGCCGCTGTGCGCGACGGACGAGATCGGCGGCTACGTGTGGGCGGTGAAGCCCGGGAACGCCGGCGGGCTGAAGGAGGAGCCGGTGAAGAAGGACGACCACGCGATGGATGCGCTGCGCTACATGTGCGCGGAGCGAGACCTGAAGGGTCGGCCGCAGGTTCGGTTCCTCGGCTAGCCAGGCTTGTAGGGTTCTGACAACGGACGCTGTGGCGTCGCGAGAGGGGTGCAACCGTGACAAAAGAGCGTCGTCGCAGGCTAGCGCAGCGAATGAATACAGCTATGCCGTATGTGCTTGACGCGACAGGAGCTATGCTCTTGTCGGGTTCAGTCATGATGTGGTCCATCATGGCGGGAGTCGCAGCCCTCGGACTGTCGACCTTCTACATGAACCACCGGATCTACGGCGGGCGCTAGCACAGTGAGGAGGGCTGGTGGCCAGAACCCTCCTCGGCGACATCAGCAACGGCCTCCGCACCCTCACCAACCGCGCCCCCGTCTACGCCCCCACCGGCGGACGGGGCAGCCTCGTATCCAGCATCGTCCGCCCCGCCGGCCAGGAAGCGCAGATGCGCGCCATGGGCAGCGTCGGCACCCTGTTCGCGATCGTCGAGCGGATCACCACCGGCTACAGCCAGGTCGAATGGCACCTGTACCGCTCCGCGAAGTCAGGCCTCCCGGAGGACCGGACCGAGGTCACCTCCCACCCGGCGCTCGACCTGTGGCTTCAGCCCAACAGCTTCATGACGGGGCCGATGTGGCGTGAGGCGACGCAGCAGCACGAGGAACTGACCGGCGAGCAATGGTGGGTCGTCTCCCGCGATGACCGGCTGACGATCCCTCGCGAGCTGTGGTTCGCCCGCCCGGACCGCATGACTCCGATCCCGGACCGCGAGAACTTCCTGTCCGGGTACGTGTACTCCAGCCCGACCGGCGAACAGGTCCCCCTCGGCGTCGACGACGTCATCATGCTGCGCAGGCCCAACCCGCTGGATCCGTACCGCGGGTGGGGGCCGGTGCAGACGATCCTCGCCGACCTCGACAGCAGCAGGGCCAGCGCGGAGTGGAACGCGAACTTCTTCCGCAACAGCGCGCAGCCCGGCGGCATCGTCGAAGTCGACCGACGCCTCGACGACAACGAGTTCAACGAGTTCAACCAGCGGTGGAGCGAGCAGCACCGCGGCGTCGCCAACGCCCACCGGGTAGCGCTGCTGGAGAACGGCCTGAAGTGGGTCGACCGCAGCTTCTCCATGACGGACATGCAGTTCGTGGAACTCCGCGAGGTCACGCGCGAGATCATCCGCGAGGCGTTCGGCTTCCCCAAGCCCATGCTCGGCACGGTCGACGACGCCAACCGGGCCAACATGGAAGCGGCCGAAGCGATCTTCGCAAAGTGGCTGGTGCGCACCCGGCTGCAGCGCACCCGCCAGGCCCTCAACACCCGCCTGCTCCCCATGTACGGGCGCCTCGGCCAAGGCCTGGAGTTCGACTTCGACGACCCCGTCTCTGAAGACCGCGAACTCGCCGCCAAAGAGATGGAATCCAAGGCGGTCGCGCTGCGAGAGTTCGTCCAGGCCGGCGTGTACGGGCCCGACGCGCTGGAAACCCTGGGCCTGCCGGAGATGTCGTTCGGGCAGCCGGACGCAGACCCGGACCGGGCCCTGCTGGTGGACATCCTCAAGGCTGCCCCTGCGGCGCTCGCGGATCGGATCCTGCCGATGCTCGGATTCGACGTGCCGGATAAGCCTGCGCCCGAGACTCCGCCGCCCGCTGCTGCTCCTGCCATTGCGCCGGAGCCTGTCCCTGCCGGGGATGAGCCGACGGACGCGTGGCAGGCCGCGGTTGCCGGACTGACCGGCGAGGACATCGAGGCGTCGATGCGGTGGGAGGTCGTTGCGAAGCTCGACGACGACACCTGTCAGCCGTGCATGGACAACGACGGCCACCTCTACCGCAATCGCGCGCAGGCCTACCAGGACTACCCGGGCGGCTCGGGCTACGTGCACTGCGTGGGTGCGGAGTACGGCAACGACTGCCGCTGCAAGGTCGTGAAGCGACGGAAGACGAGGGACGACGAATGATCACACTGCCCTCCAAGGTCGCGTCCTTCGCTGCCAGCCAGCGGGCGAAGGCCGACAAGCAGCGTCAACAGCTCGGCATCGAGGCGCGCTCCTGGTACCGCATCACCAACGCGACCGCCCCGGACGAGGCGGAGGTGATGCTGTACGACGAGGTCGGTGGCTGGTACGGCGCGACCGCCGACCAGTTCATCGCTGACCTGCGTGGGGTGACGGCGCCGAACCTGCGGGTGAGGATCAACAGCCCTGGTGGCAGCGTGTTCGAGGGCATCGCCATCGCCAACGCGCTCCGCTCCCACCCCGCGAACGTCACCGTCCAGGTCGACGGCATTGCTGCCTCGATCGCTTCCGTCATCGCGATGGCGGGGGACCGGATCGAGATGGCCCCGAACACGATGCTCATGATCCACGACGCGTCCGGGGTCTGCCTCGGCAACGCCGCGGACATGGAAGAGATGGCCGAACTCCTCGACCTCATCAGCGACAACATCGCCGACGCCTACGCCTCCCGCGCCGGCGGCACCCGCGACGAATGGCGCGCCCGGATGAGAGCCGAGACCTGGTACCTCCCCGAGGACGCCGTCGCGAACGGCCTCGCCGACGAAGCCGTCCAAGCCCCCAAGGCTGCCGAGCCGGTCGAGCCGGACGAGGACGAGGAGCAGCCGGACATGGCGCGCGCCTTCGACCTCGCCGCCTACGGCTACACCGGCCCGAAGGCCCCCGAGCCCGAGCAGCAGAACGCGACGCTGACCATCGACATCGGGTCGGTGCTTGGTGAAGCGGTCGTCGCGCAGCTCCGCGCGTCCGTCCTGAAGGCGGCTGAGCTGGAGCCCGCGGTGACGGAACCGGTGCCCGAGCCCGTCGCCATCGTCGACGAGCCCCCGGCACCGCCTGAGCCCACCGCGCCGGAACCGCCGGCCGAAGACGAGTGGGCGACGGCCGTCGCCCACCTCACCCACGACGACGCCTGGTCGGCGCTCGTCTCCACCCTGATCGAGCCCGACGCGTCGTCCAGCGCGGCGACGGCTGCCTGAAGGAGGCAACAGTGGCAACACCCACCATCCCGCGCGACGCCGACGAGCTCGCCGAAGCCCTCGGCGACACCGCCACGCTGAAGCACATCGTGAAGGACAAGGAGACCCTCGAAGGGTTCATCCT